CCTTTAACTGATTTAAGTGTAAACATTAAAGATACTTTAATTAGAAATATTGGACAAAGTTCAAATGTTAAAAGTGTTTATGTAGAAAACGAAGGCATTTACATAATGTCATTTGTTGATAAAAACATTACTTATGTGTTTGATTTTAAACATTTCACACCTAATAATGCACCAAGAATAACAACTTGGACTTTTGATAATGATAGAGAACCATCAAGTATGGCATATACAGAAACATATGGTTTGTTAGTAGGGCAAAAAGATGGCGGTATTGCTGGTTATGAAGGATATTATGACACCGATTTAGAAGGAGCATCAACTTATACTTATAGTTCTTATACAAGTAGTATAGCAACAACATGGATTAATTTAGGTGAGTCTATAGCAGCTTCATTTTTAAAAAGATTGTTTTTAGTTTTAGAAGGTGGTTCTGGAGCAACATTAGGATTAAAATGGTACAAAGATTATAGTCCAAGTCCATCGTCTACTACCTCTATAACTTTGAATCCTACAACTACAGGAACAACATCATTGTGGGGTGCTAGTACATCTTTATATGGTACAACAACAGTAACAACGACTAATGCTGGTAGTTTTGTAACAGGAACTTATTATGCAATTTCTAGTGTTGGTAATACTGATTTTACAGCTATAGGTTCAGCAGATAATAATGTTGGAACAGTATTTCAAGCTACTGGTGCTGGTTCTGGCACAGGAGTTGCTGTAAGTCATGTTCATGTTTCGGGAACACATCCAAACAATTCTACTTACAAACCTATATATGGATTACATGAATACAAAACACCGTTAACTGGTTCGGCAAAAAACCTTAAACTAGAGATAGATATTGAATCAAATGGATTTGATGCTTCTTTACAAGATTTAACTTTATTACATAAACAAGGAAAGATACGATAATGGCAAACTATACTATAGCTGTCGGATGGTCTGGTAAAGATGCACTAGCAGATTCCGATGCAGGAAAGGTAATATCTGGTGCAGATTTCAATACTGAGTTTACAGCAGTTCAAACAGCAGTAAACACTAAAGCTGATCTAGCAGGTAGTGCTTCACAAGCATTTAGTGCTACAACTGCTACAGAAGGCACAAATACTACACAAGTTGCTTCTACTGCTTTTGTAACAACAGCAATAGCTAGTCACAAAACTGCAACTGAAGCTGCCAGAACAAATGGTTTTGGTTTAAGAACAGTTAGCACTTCTGCTGCAAGTGGTGGTTCTAACGGAGATATTTGGTATCAAGTAGCAAGTTAATATGACTTTAAAGATAAACGATTCTGGAACTTGGAAAGAACCTACAAAAGTTTCTGTCAAAGATGGTGGTGCTTGGAAAGAAGTATTAACTGCTAGTGTCAAAGATGGTGGTTCTTGGAAGCCTTTTTATCAAAGGAAATATACTTATACAGTTTCAAGTAATGTTAATAAATTAGATTTAGATACTGTACTTACTTCTGACCAAAAATTAGGTGATGTAGATGTAGTCATTAACTCTGGTGTTTATGTTTATTCAGACTCAACTAGCACCCCTGCCCTACTTACTGGAAATGGTGTAGCAGGTGTTCTCACTATTATTAACAATGGTTATATTTACGGTGCTGGAGGGGCAGGAGGTAGTGGAGGTGCTGCTTCTGCTAATGGCTCATCTGGTGGTAGTGGTGGCACAGCTTTAAAGCTAGAAAAAAACATTACTTTAGACAACAATGGCTCAATCCTCGGTGGAGGAGGAGGCGGTGGAGGAGGCGGTGGTTCAACTGATGACCAGAGCTTCTCTGACCGTGATTATGCAGGTGGCGGTGGAGGCGGAGGAGGACAATCCTTTGGCTCTGGCGGTTCAAGAAACGCTGAATGTAGTGGCTCTGGATGTGTAAGACAATCAGGTAACGGTGGAGCAGGTACTTTAACTGGTGCTGGCGGTGGAGGTATCGGTGCGATAGCAGGTGGAAGCCGAGGAACAACAACTGCTGGCTCTGGTGGTTCTGGAGGTTCAGTAGGTAATAATGGTTCTTCTGGACAAAGCGGTCAATCAGGTGATGGACTAGGCTCTGGTGGGTCAGGCGGTAGTGCAGGAACAGCAATAGATAATAACGGATTTACAAGGACAGGAGATTAATAATGATAGGAGCAAGTGTATACAAAAGAAGTTTGCCTCAAAATAATAGAGAAAATGCTATACGCAGAAGTGCAACAACTTTTGCCAAAGCTAGGCCTAGAATAACGCCAACTGCAAGTTTTACAGACATAGCTAATAGTGCTGGAAAATATATGGCTAGTAAAGGTGAAAATCCAGGCAAATATGGTGCAATGGATGTAAGTGGTCAACAAAAAATATCAGAAGGTATATTAGATGCAACTACTCCTGACATGGCAGGAATTGGTTTTACAAATACATATAAAGATGGTAAATTTACATCTGAATTAAATGAAATGGAAAAAGGCATATACGATCAAACAGGTATGCTTACAGACATTTTAGGTAAACAAGCACAAGATTTTTTTAGCGGTGGTTATGAAGGTATGCGACAAAATCGTTATGATGAAGCTATGTCGTTGTTTTCAACTCAGCGTGCTAGAGAAGAAGCAGAAAGAAAAGCAAGACAAATTGCTACTGGTGCATCATCTACAGGAATACAATTAGAAGATGCAAATGCAGCAGAAAATATTGGACAACAAAATTTGCAAGCTTTAGCAGGAATTGACCAAGATGTAATGAATTTTGGTAATTTTTTAACTGGTAATAGAAATCTAAACATTGATGCAATGATAGGACAAGGATCAGCAGGAAATACACTTTTAGCTAATCAGCTTTCTAAATTAGATGCTACTACTAATTTTCAAAATGAATCGGATGCAGTAACAGCACAATACGATCAAATGGCTGCTGCTGATGCTGCAAAAAGAAAAAGTAAAAGTAATTTCTGGGGTAATATTTTTGAATTTGGATTAAATACTGTTATGCCAGGTGCGGGTACAGCAGCTAAAGGACTTTTTGGATAGGAGAAAATAATGGCAGAATACAGTAATGATATGTTTGGCCTTAAACAATTATTGTTAGATGAAGCACAAGCAAATCAACAAGCTGATATTAACAATGCTGTAAATTTAGCAGGTACTAAGCGTGCAGGAATGATGCTTAATGCAATAGATATTGGTAAAACACAAGGAGCAGCTTTAGAAGGGTTTGGTCGGTTTTTAACTGGCACAGAAGCACCTGTAGATCCAAGATTGCAAAAAATGCAACTTTTAGAATCTATACAAAAAGAAATGCCAATGCCACAAACTGCTGCTGATTATAAAAAATTAGCAAATATGTTAAGTGAAGCAAATTTATTTAATGAAGCACAATTAGCAATGCAAGAAGCTAATAAAATTTCACAAGCAGCATTAACTAGATCTAAAGAAACTTTTCAAGACATAAATGGTGCTACTCGTTTTAAAGCTACAGGGCAACTTGTTCCTGGAGAGTCTGCTGTAAAAACTACTACTCCTGCTGAATTAACATTAGATCAATTATTTACTAATACACTTGAAAATGATCCTGCATACCAAACAGCAGTAGCAACAGGCAATGTAGAAACACAACAGAAAATGATTGCTGAAGCTAAACGAACTTTAAATTTAGCTGGTGATACATCTAATGCACAAATACAAAACTTCCCTGAATATAGGTTAAACAAAAAAGGTGACATGCAAAGATATGATGTATATAAACAATACAATAAAAAAGATAATGAATGGGTTGAAATACAAGAATCTCAGCAAGAATTAGTTGCAGCAGCTACTCGTACATATGTTAATGATACTCCAGAAGGTACATTTGAAATAACAGAAACATGGAATGGACAAAAAGGTAAATGGGTGCAAACAGCTCAAACTAATAAAACAGATTTACCAAATAGTTTTGAAGCTGCTGTAGTGCAATCAGTTGTAAATTCACCAGGATATAACGAATTAGATATAGCTGCTAAAGCACAATTACTTAAAACAGCTAAAGAATCAATTACTATCCCTACAACAGAAAGTGCAATTAATGCAGCATATAGAGATATTGCAAATGATTTTATTGACCAAGCACAAACTTTAGAACAATTAAATGGTAATGAAAATTACATAGAAGAAGGTCGTGTATTAGGTAATAAAGCATTTATGGATTGGAAAAACGATCTGCAAATTGAAGTTGAAAAAGCTGGTGGTAATACAGAAGTAGGAGATGTTTTAGGTCAATACAAATTATGGAAAGATTTGTCTAGTGGAACTCTTGATAGTTTAGATCAAATGGAAAATCTAAAAGATCAAATTGATATGGCTAGAGGCACAGGCGTAAGAGATCCAAACTCTAAAGCCTGGGCACAAGCAACTAGAAGTATTGTTGCATTAACTAAAGATTCTAATTTAAGTTTAGCAGAAGTTAATACAATAGCAAATGCTGGTAGTGTACCAAGAAAAATTAAAGACTTTGTAAATAAAATTATTACTGGTGTTGCTTCAGAGGCGAGTATTGATGATTTTGAAGAAATTGCTGTTGGTTTAGAAAGAGTTTTAGTAGCAAGATATAACAAAAATCATGCAGATTTTAATGCTGCATTTGCTGTATCAGGAACTTCTGAAGATTTGTTACAAGCTATAACTGGTGATCCTTTAACGCAAGATATATCAGTTATACAAGCAAGTTATCCTGATATAGTTAAAGAAGCAGAACGCAGAAATTTAATTAAAATTATTGATGGAAAAATTTATAGTGTTGAAACAGGTCAAGAATTAAATATAGGTGATTTTCCAAAATAAGGAATATTTATGACAACAATAAATTTAAATGAATTATCAGATGAAGAAATGATGCTAATGTTAATGGAAGGCGATCCAAATTCTGTGTTAACTGATTCTAATGATTTTGGAAATGAAACATTAGAAAGTATGTCAGATGAAAATTTTATGGATTATCTTACACAAATGTCTGGCCAGCAAACACTTATGGAACAACGAGCAGCAGATATGCCTACTTATTTAAAAAATCAGGCTAAACTAGGGTTAACAGATACTTTAACTTTTTCTGATGCAATATATCAAGGTTTAATAGACCCTGTAAATCATGTACTTGGTCATTTAGTTTTTGGTGCAGGTGGAACAGATTTGTATCTTGAAAAACAACAAAAAATGATGTCTGAATTAGCAAATTTTAAAAACTCAGATGATTATTCTAATTTATTACAAGAAGGTAATACCGATGAAATTGAAAAAAGAATTCGTGCTATTCAATTAAAAGGCGGTTCTGTTGGTTTAAATTGGGGCGATATGTTAGATGCAATTAATCTTCCTGACATGCCATTTACTAAAGATGCTACATATTGGGAAACATTTACTTCTCGTTTAATGGATTCACAAGAAAATGTTAGTGAATTTACAGGTGCAAATCCACATTTAAAATCACCAAATGACACATTAATTGAAAGAGCAATAGGAACAGGTGTTAGATTTGCAGCAGACCCAAGTTTTTATTTAACAGGTGGAACAAGCAAAGTAAAAGATTTACCTGGCTTAGTACCTGTAATTGGCGATGATGCTTTAGCACCAATTTTAGGAGAAATGGTAGTTAACACTTCTGGTCATATGTTTAAAAATGGTACAAGTGCAGCTTATATAGGTTTTTTGTCTGAATTAGGAGGTGAAGGTGGTGCTGCTCTTGAAAAAGAACTAACTGGTGAAGATACTGGTTTTGGTCGTTTAGTTGGTTCTTTTGGAGGTGGTGGTGTTGCTGTTGGATCACAAATACCTACTAAATTTTTAGCAAGTAAAATAAAAGATTTATACACAAAACGATCTATAAATAAAAAATATCCTGACATGGTAGCACAGCAATATGTTACTGGTGGCGTTAAAGAAATATACAAATTAATGGAACAAGATATTACACCTGAAAGATTTGGTGAATTAGTAAAAGAATATAAAAAAATTGGCACTTCTGTTAATTCTGGAAATATACCTTTAATGGTTATGGCTGCTGATTCTCCATATATGCAAGCTGAACTTAAAAAATTGATGCAAACAGATGCTACTTTTAGAAAACAAGTAGAAGATGAAGTGTATAGGCTTGGTTTATTAATAGATGAAAGAGCAGATCAAATATTTGGTACTCGTTATGCACCTGTTAATTTAGAAACAATACCTGAACAATTAAGAAATCAAGGTAATAAACTTATAAAACTTAGGCAAGAGTTAGATCAAAAAATAGAACAATTAGATTTAGATTTTGTTCCAGAAAATGCCGTAGATATTGGTAACCAAATACAAAACATTGTTGCTAAAAGAGAGTCTATAGCAAGAAAAGAAATGAAACCTACATATGAAGCAATTGACAAACAAGCTGCTGCACAAAACATTTTTTTAGGTGGTGGTCAATCTACGCAATTATATAAATATGTACTTGATAATGAATTACTAGATTTATTTGGTACAAAAACACAAATATATAAAGACATATTAAAATATCTTAAACCTAGAAAAAATACAGAAAATGTAACTATTCAGGTAGTAAGAGGTGACAAGCTTGTAGACACAACAGTTAAGCGTGGTGATTTACCACCTAGTCACAAAGAATATGAGCCACCAGTATCTCCGCAAGTTAGTTGGGCACAAATGGATTCTTTAAAAAGAGCCATTAACAGGTATTCAAGAAAAGATACTTTAGACAATAGTGAAAGAAGAAAACTAAACGAGTTTAAAGAATATTTTAAAGAAATTAGTGGAGAAATGGTTGCTGTTGAAAAAGGAGGTTTGGCTTTTGATAATGCACCAGCTTTAGAATTATTAGCTAAAAGAGATGCTGCTGATGTTTTGTATTATGAAAAAATAGGAATACCGTATAGTGCAGAAGGCATTATGCAAATTAACAGTAGAAAATATGCAACTGAAGTGTATCCTGTTATTTTTAAAAACAGCGAATCTTTAAATCAGTTTTTGAGTGTGGCTGGCAAAGAGGGTCAAGAAATTGCCCAAAATGCTTACATTCTTAACATGTATGACAAAGTTATGAAGGATGGTGTTTTTAACGCTAAAAAGGTACAAATATTAATGCGTAAAGATCGAAATATATTAGATGCATTGCCTCAAGTTAAAAGAATGTTAGAAAAATCTATAGTAGACCAAAGCGAATTACATTTGAAAAGAGATGCTATAAACACAGCATCTAAAGATTTTGAAACAGAAGTTGCAAATCATTTTTTAATATCTTCAGCTTTAAGTCCAAATTATCCAGATGTAGCAAGAAGGTTATTTAAAGGTGATATGGCTTTTTACAACAAAATACAAAAAGATTTAGATAAAGTTGATACAAGCACAGCCAGGATTGTTAATGAAAACATACAAAGAGAATATGTAAACCAGGTTTTTTCTAATGGGGGTATGAAATATTTATTAGATCCTGCAAATGAAAAAATGGTTAATACTTTGTTTAATGAAAAACAAATAGAAACTTTTAAAAATTTATCAACATTATCTGATGCTTTAAAAAAAATTGATATTGTAGACTTAAACAATAAATCTGTTGCACAGCAAGTTGATCCTGTAGCTAAAATATTACCAGGAGTTACAACACAATATGGTGCTGCACAAATTAGAGATCGTGTATCTAGTGTTGGTATGAAAGTTATTAGAATATTAACTCATATTAACCAGGCCACATTACAAAAAAGATTAGATAAAGGGGTACAAGATTTATTACTACACAAAGATATAGAAAAACTAAATCAATGGGGTCAAACTTACAATTGGAAACAAATTACACCTGAAGGTTTTAATACTTTAAGAAACATTATTGCTGAAATGATTCCAAACTATATTCATGGTAGTGCAGAAGGTTTTGCTTTACAAGAATTAATAGGAGAGTCAAATCAAAGAATTATTGAGGAGAGATTTTAATGGGAGTTAAAAACACAATTACAGAGTTTGCTACTGGTTTTTTAGGTGGTAATCATAAATCAACTCCTTACACAAAAGCTGGTAAAGCAACAAGAAAAAAATTAAATACACCATTAAAATTTGCTGGTACTTTTTTAAAACGAAATCCTTATGTTTCTTTAGGTGCTGGCTTGCTTGGTGTAATGGGAGTCGATTTAGGCTTTACTGATAATCCTGGATTTGATAAAGAAATTAGATACAATCTACCACCATACATGACTTCAAATACAGATGACTATGAAAAAGATTATAAAAATTATTGGAAAGGTGTATTAGGTCATGATGGTGTTCCAAAGTTAGAAGATTTTAGTGATTACAATAATCCTGAAGCAGAATATAATACTGCCATACAAATATACATGGATACAAAACCTTTGTAAATTAAAGTTTACAAACTCCATCTTCACAATCGTCATCTGAAGGTGCAGATATAATGTATTCGTTAGATTTAAGTTTAACTTGAGGTTTAGATTTGCTATTCATTAGGTTTCCATGTTGAAATTGTTGTAACAAATTATCATAACTTCTTATCTCACACCTTTTTAAATATTTATTATAAGCCTCATCAAACTTTAAGCTTAATACTGATGCCCTATAAGCATAATCTGTTGCTAATGCTTCACATAACTCTAACCTCGTCATTTCCATAGATCTCCTCTTGTTTATAAAATATGTAGGCCTGTTTACTATATATTTTTCTAGCAAATATTTCTACTACTTGTCTATCATCAATAAATAAAACACCATTTAAAGCATCTAAGATCGCTTTAATATAATTGTCAATATCTGAATTGTTACTGCAATAGGTGTTAGCCAGTTTCTCCGTTTTTTTCTTTGACCAAGATTTAGGCATCTTGATATAAAAATCTACATGAACACTCAACAAGTTTTCAGAGAGAGTTGTTTCCATCTCACTTGTTAGTGCTTGCATGTCTTTTTTAAATTTAGTATACCTCTTAGGGTAGTATGTAGACCAACGAGTTACTCTTGGTCTGGAGGCTGGGCAAGGATCAACTTCAAATGTAATCCTCATAGTGTTCGCCTCTTAGGATATCAATATCAGATATTGCTAAAGCTAAAAGAAGTCTAATTTCTATATCTCTTGGTGTATCTTCTTCTCTTGCTAACTCTCTAGCGTTTCTTAAATTTTCTGAAATTGCATCTAGTTTATCAAATCTTTCTTGTTTATGCCGTATGCTCATTACTCATTATTCTATGATAATCTTCATTACGAGGCAACATAATGCCCCATTCTCTTGAGAAGTAGTTATCAATATCTTTTAAGTATTGAACAAATTCAGGAATCGTAAGATCTTTACTTGATCTTTCTCTATTACCTAAAAATCTTTCAGCAAGATCTTTTTTAAATTCTTCTTTGCTTTCTTCACCTTGTTCTTTTCTTAGGATATCAACCCAAAGGTGATACAGACGGCTTTGAAATTCTGTTCTTTTAGGTAAGTCTTGAGTTATAGATACTGTAGCTACATCACAGTCAGGGTTTGTCTTAAAAAAATCATATACTAAAGCCTTAAATATTGCTTCTTTAGGCTCGTTTCTATGAATAACCCTGTATGTGCTCATTGTATCATATCCTGTTCTAACAATTTGTCTATTTCGATCTCAATATTTTCTATTGCTTTTCGGAGATCATGGATTCGCCCCTCACCTTTATGTTTCCATCTATACCTAACAAGATATTTAACTGCATTCCCTATTGCCCATGTCATATCCTGGTCAACAATAAATGTTTTAGCCTCTATCTTACCTTGAGTATAGTGTGAGGGGTTTTTGATATTGTCGTATACTGTATTAGCCACCAACCCATCCAAAGAATAATGCCACCACACAAATTCCTAAAAAAACTGTTAAAGATCTGTTCTTTAGAATTGTGTTAATTACATCCATCACTTTTTCCATTACTTCTCTCCTCTAGTTATAACAAATTAGGGTACTTTTCAGTTGGAAGCTACTAACATAATGACTACAAAATCAATAATATTTAAGTACCCTAACTTCTTACAACTTATTATAAACAGGTTTATCCCCTAACCAACCTGTACATTCGTTAACATGAACTGGATGGCAAGTTAATTGTTGCTCAAACTTACTACAACCACTAATCATCATTATAACAACAACTAATGGTATTAACATAAAGATTAACCAAGATTGTTTCATCTTATCCATTTTCGTAAAAATAGTTTAAATCTAAAAATAGGTGCTAAGATGTAATCAACAAATGGTAGCAATATATATTTGATATAAAATATTCCTAAATATGTTTTAAAAGACCTATCGCCCTCTAATGTCAAATTTTCATCTATTTTATATTTTATTGTTTTCATTTAATTAATCCTTTTTCTACTAAAATTTTTTGTGTTTCGATAATTGCCCTGTACATTTCTAATGATACATTTGTGCCAGGTGGTGCTTCTTTCCTACCATCATATATATCATGACAGTTTAGACATAGATATGCCCCATGTATGTCTAATGCTTTTAGGCCTACACCCGCACCATTTAGATGAGCAAGAACAACAGTTTCTCTATCAGGCATGCAACCATGAATTCTCATTGTGCAAGCTTCACCTCTAGCTGACTCTCTGATCTTTTTACTTTTACTTTTTGCCATAAATATCTAACTCTTGATCTGAAAATTTAGAATATTTTCCCTCAAAGTTACATTTTACAAAACCTGATTGCCCCATTCTATTCTTGGCAACAATCAACTCTGCTAGGCCTCGATCTGGAGAATCGTCATGATAATAGTCATCTCTGTATACAAACATGATTGTATCTGCATCTTGTTCAATTTCTCCAGAAGATCTTAAATCGCTCATAAACGGCCTTTTATTCTCTCGGCTCTCTACCCCCCTACTTAATTGAGAAAGTAGTATTATGGGTATCTCAAGGACTCTAGCGAGGTGTTTTAACTCTCTAGTAATGTTTCCTAACTCAGAAACCTCGTTACCCTTGTTGTATTTCATGATCTGCAAATAATCTATAAGTATTATATCAATTTTTCGCTCTGAATTTAGCTTTTTTGACATAGAAAATATATTTTCAATAGTTAAACCTGACTTATCTATAATCGTCATGTTTTTGTCACCACACTTTGCCAGGCTTGTATAAAACTTTTCGTTTTGATCTGGTTTTAATTCACCTTTTTCAACCACGCTTAAAGGAATTTCCGTTTCAGAAGATACCATTTTCATAGTAAGTTGTACCTGGCTCATCTCAAGAGAATAAAAAACTACATTTTTTGTGTTTGCTATAAAACTTGCTATGTTTAATGCTAGTGTAGATTTACCCATAGCTGGCCTACCCGCCAAAACATTAAGTGATCCAGGCCTAAAACCATTAGTTAAAGCATCTAATGACATAAAACCACTTGATAAACCTGTGCCATGTTGATTTACATCTTCAATATAATCTATTGTTTTGCTAACAATACTTTTCATTGAATCGTCAGCCTGGTTTAATAAATCTGACTCTAAACTGTGTATTGTATCTACAGTTTCCTGATAATTATCGTATTCTATTTTAAATTTTAGCTGTTCAATTTCGTTCTTAATTCTACAATTTCTTATATGTTTAGCATAAACACTAATGTTTTCTGTGCCTATACACTCCTCCATTAAGCCAGCCAAAAATGGAAAATTATTATATTCTGTTGTAAATCTTTGTTCTTTGTTCTTTAAACCCCACTCTTTAATCCAATGTCTTAGTGTTAAAGGGTCTACAGGCTCATTTTTATCAATCATATCTAAAATATGCTGATATAAAATACTTAAATGTTTGTTTGAGAAATCAGAGGGTGATAAACCAGATCCAGCAACTTCATCTACACATGAAGAATCTAATAACAAGCCACCTATTACAGCTTTTTCTGAATCAGAAGAATCAGTTAAATTATTTAACTCTCTATAAAGTGTTTGTTTTGTTTGTTCCATTTTTATTCTCCATTTTTTTATAATCTTCAGGATCATCACTACCATGATGTTCATCCCATATTTCATCTGAGCCATTACCAAATACTTTTACAAAATCTGCTTTACTAAAATATTCAACCTGTTCTTCAGCTTCTATTCTTAAATTTCCCATTTTACTCATACATTTCTCCAGTTAAATTCCTCACCATATGGTTTGGATTGTTGTGTTTCTTTACCTTCTAACATCATTTCCCAATTACGCCCATTAATAAATGTTTGCAAATGTGGAATAAATCTTCTCTCTGTTTCGTTAAAGTCTAATTTCAAGTCTGCAAGAACTGGTAAAACTTTCTTCCAATCTTTATGCTTTTTTCTAAAATTAGTAAATTCTGTATCTAAGCCTCTTTTTTTACCTAAGTATCTAACCCTAAACTTTTCAAACAATTCTTTTTCTTCAGGAGAAACCTTCTCTTTCTCTTTAGGAATCTCTTTCTCTTTAATGTCGGTATGCATTTCCGTATGTTCGGAATCCCGTAAGTACGGAAAAGGGTATATATGGAACTCGTTACTTACAAACCTATTCTGCTCATCTTTTATTCTTATAACCTTGTACAATCCTAACTCTCTTAAACATTTCATGGCCTGGAGGTATTTAGATCTTCCAATGTCAAAATGATAACGAATCTGATCTTCTAGTACAACCCAGTTTTGTGGCTTTGATTGTAAATAACACCATATAGCTAAAGCATCAGGGTTATCAATTGATTGAACAACCTCCCTACTTAGCATAAAGTAGGGCAAGTCATTCTGGTGAGTATCTAATTTATGTATTGGCATTATTAGATTTTAACATGAGTTTCACCATAGGGTCAACATACCAATTATTAGCATCTATCCAATTAGTCATGTCAATCTTTAATGGATTATCTGCCCTACTAAGATCTCTGACAGGTTTAAAAACTATCTTTGGGTCAGAAAATTTATTTAACCTGACTCTAGCAGTAGGAATGCTACAACCAATTCTTAATGCTAATTCATGAGTTGTAATCTTACGACCATCATCTAATGTATACAACTTACTCCAATAACCACCATCCGTTCTTTGGTATTCAATACCATTTTCTATTTTAGTCATGATTAAAACGGAATATCATCTTCAGGGTCTTGTGAAACATCTTCCTGTCTAAGATGTTCTGTAGGTATAAAAGATGGTGTTTGTTGAGATGTTGTAGCATGTTGTTGGTCTGGATCTCGTAAAGTAATTTTTAACCATTTACCATATTCACTTGTATTAATATAGCCTTTTAACTTCCACACCTTTCCATTTATATCTTTAAAAGTACCATAATAATCTTCTCTTTTTCTATCTTCTTCAGTACCATCATTAGTTTTAAATTTGCTTTTAAACAAACTACCACTATTAGGTTTATTTTTATCTTCCATAATTACTCCTTGTAATAAAAAAAGGGATCATATCGTTGATCCCCAGAACGCTCTTAATTCGATAATGCAAGGAAGTGGTATATGAAGCCACCGAACAACCAGTAAAAATTGGAGGTAAAAACTAGCTGTTCTACATTAATCATGGTAAGAGTACCAACCGTCAAATCATATTATTTTTCTTTAAAAACTTGTTCGTAATAGTCTACCATAGGAATATACCTAGATGTTTCAATTAATTTACCACTATCATCATGAGTTTGATCCATTAACCATTCCCATATAGTATTAGCTTTTTCAAGATCCCCACCTTTTTTAGCTTTATCTATCTTGGCCTTGATTTCATTGATGTGTTCTCCCCATTGCTGAGTTTTAGTCTTGTCTTTGGTTCTAGTTGCTCTCTCACCATCATCATCATGAACTTCAAGAGAAAGCATACTCCAGAGTGCGTATCTACGATTGTAAGTTATGGAACTGCCTAGCGACTGGCTGTCCTCTTTAGCCATTATTAGCCTAATATTAGACTCAATAAATTCTTCAGGATAATCTACTAAATAAATCCTGGTGTTTAATAAATCAATTCCATCAACATACTGAACAGTTTGCACATAACCCATACCCAATTCATATAGAACTGGCTTAATCGTATCGATTATATTGTTAATGTTAGCGTATTTATAACTTAGGAATTCGTTCTTAGATGTTCTTTCTACCTGGTCTACCTTGCCACGAAATTGCATCATAGCTTTCCAAATAGTAGGTTTTTTATCTGTTTGTTTTGCCATATCTTGTTTCCTTTTTTGTTAAAAATTACATTATACCACCATTTTGTTAAAAATATGTATATAATATATTTGTAAGTTGTAAAAAATATGCTATTGCTATTAACTCTAGAGGGCGATAGCATACTCTTTATAACTAGCAAAGGAAAAAAATATGTATAACACTAAAGTAAAGTTTTATAAAACGGAAGAAAAAGTAAAAATTGAAATGGATCTAAAAGATTACAGATCATTATTGGAACTTAACAATTTTTTACAAAATCAAATTAGTATGATGCATGAAACATCTACTATCTACCTGTCCGATTTGGGCAAATTTGAAGAATATGAGTTAAAAATGGCTCGTATCTTAGACTTTAGAAACATGGAAGGCCATAACCATTTCTGCGATTATGTACTTAGCAACGATCCTAGAGCAAAAGAGGGGA